TTACATTTTCCTGGGTATGGGGGGAAGAAAAGATAAGATATGAGTATAAAAGATAGATTAGATGATTGGGTAAGGAGAGAGTATAAGTGGATAGGTAGGGAGATAAGGAACAACATCGCTAAAAATCAAATGAGAGATTATGCTGATGATTTACTCCAGGAGATGATGATTCAGTTATACAATATGAAAGAGGAGAAGATAGAACAATTACTAGACAATGGTAAGTTAAAATGGTATGTTCTATCAGGTGCAGGGATGCAACTTCGTTCCAACACCTCCCCCTTCTACAACCGTATCCGTAAACATAAAATGTCAGCGAGGGAGAATGGGTTAGAAGGTAGTGATAAGAATATATTTGAGAGAGTAGATGATACTGAGGAGTTAAGTACTGAATGTTATTTTAGCTGTATGCAACGGGAAATAGAAAACCTACATTGGTATAACAAAACACTACTCCAGGAATATTGGATACAAGGAATGCACTTAGATGAACTACATGCCAAATATAAAATAAGTAAAAAACACCTAACAAAGGACTTAAATGCAGCTATCCTCCAGATAAGGGAGAACTGTGAAGAATGTGATAAATAAAAACAAATGATTATGAATGAAGCAATGTATATGCCTTTTATGGTATTAGTAATTTTAGGTACAGCGTTATTAAGCGCAGTAGTAACAACAGCACTACCATATGTGCCTAAATGGTGGAATGCGTTAAAATCGCGTATTAAACGCAAACCAAACGTACCAACCGCAACAGATATGGTTGACGTTATTATTATAGCTCAGCTTACTGAACGTATTGATGATTTAGAAGAGCAACTAAATAATGTTATCGAAGCTAAATACACCAGAGATAGAAATAGAAAAAACAACATCAGGAGAGATGTTCGTGAATATTTAAAAGAACTACAGAAATGACAGAGTGCCAAAAAATGACGAAGTTCATAGAAGAGAATACGGATATAGCAATGAAGTATATCCTATGGGAACAAGAATTCTATGTAGAAGAAAACGACATCGATATAGATGATGTCCAAATAATTGAATTAGATGATTAACGAGACTATAATTTCAGTAGCACTACTAGCTAATTTTGTAACGTGGTATTTTTCTCCGTTAGATACAATCAGAGAATGGATTACAGATAAATGGGTTAGAGTATGTGTTAAATACAACCAATTTTGGTTAATAAATGCAGTTAAACCACTTACGTGTGCTAAATGTTTAGCATTTTGGGGTGGCCTAATATACACACAAAGTATCATTCAAGCTATATTAGCATCAATGATAGCAGTATTCATTAAATTTATGTTAAAATATGTTGCCGAATCAGAATCTAAGTAAAGCAGATGCACAATGGCTCCTAAATGATTTTTCTAAATTAGTAGGAGGGAGCATTTTTGGAAAAAACGTCGATAGTTATACCCGAGCAATTAATTTAATTAGGGGTACAAACGTAGCAAGACCAGGTTGTAGTTGTGAATTTAAATTACATGGACAGACAGCAATGTCATTATTTGAACAATATAAATCAGAAATAGAAAAAGTAGCTAATGCCGTTTAAGAAGGGAGAAAATGGAATGGGTGGTAGACAAAAGGGCGGTAAAAACAAACAACGTCTAATTAGATATAGTCCTAAAGAATGGCAGAATATTACTAAACATAATATCTACGATCAGGAAAAGATTATATGGATGTTAGAGAATAACTTGGATATTACAGAAGTTATTGATATCATGGATAAGAAATATAGCAAGAATAAGAAATAATGGATACTAAGGAGTGTAAGGATTGTGGTAAGGAACTATCATTAGATATGTTTCATTATAGTAGTAAACCTAAGGGTATACTAAAATCATATTGCAAGGACTGTAGCTATGAAAGGGCACAAACACATATTGCTAAAGACCCTATAGCACATCAATCATATATGAAACGTTACTATAAAGAAAATCCACACGTATTTCCCGGTAATCATTACAATAAAAAAATCCCGCCTGAATGTGGCGTCTATATAGTTGATTGTCTCCTTACCAATGATAGTTATGTAGGTTGTTCTACTAACCTAAGAAACAGAAAGTGGAAACACTTTAGTAATAAGGGTCATGGTAAAAATAAAAAGTTATCTAAGTTAGTTAAAGAACTTGGTAAGGAGGCATTCGATTTTAGGGTGTTAGAGTATTGTGGTAAGGAGGAAATGTTCGAGTTAGAGACAAAATACATTCAGATAATTAAACCAAATTTAAATAATAATAAAAACAAATAACAATGGAAAACGAGTACACATTAGTAAAAGACGAACCAACAGTATATCCAGTAGATGCAACTAAAGCATCATTAGAGGAAATGGGTGTTTTATTTAACGCATTAGGTATTGCGATGACAGTAGAGTATGCTGAGGAGAGAGGATTATCACATCTATTAGATATGTCAGCAACAGTAAAGCCAGCACAATAATGAGTGATTTTGAGAGAAAAATGGATGACGAAACCAAGCAGATGTTGTGGGGCTTAATTAATGAGAATACTGAGCTAAAACACCAACTATATTTTGCTGAACATCGATTAGAACAGATCAAACGCTTGCTCGAGGAGTAGTACAATATGGGTAATATGTATTACTATATAAGTAACATATAAGATTATGGCAGGAACTAAACTTACCAAAGCAGAAACCGATGGAAGAGTCGATAAATGTTTGGAACTAAGATATGAGGCAAATGATCCTATTCTATTTAAAGAATGGATAAGATATTGTCACAACAACTATGGTGATAAAAGCGAACAACAATATAGCAAATATTGGAGTGATGCAAGAAACCTCTATGAAGAACGTTGGAGAGCAAAACTAAATAAAATGTTGGACCCAGCAATGAATTCATTATTCGAATTATTAGCTAGTGATGATGAGAAAATAAGACAGAGAGCAATCGATCAAATTGTTAAATACACAGGTAATGATATTGATAAGATAGAAGCCAAGATAGATGGTAATATCGAATTAAATTGGGGAGAACAAGATACTGGCTATGGAAAAGAATTATAAGGTATTTGAAACGATGCATGATAAACAAAGGTTTTATCTTGTATTTAGTCCTGATAACGAAGTAGTATACAAAACGAGCAAAAGAGAGAATGCAGATAACTTTATTCACGCCGCACAAAGGGCAAAAAAACATAATAGATAACTTTGCTGATAGCGAACATAAGTTTGGTGTTGTTTCTACTGGTAGACAGTTCGGTAAATCATTATTAGGACAGAACCTAATGTTGTATTGGTTATTACAATCACCTAAACAAAAGGGTGCTTGGATATCTCCAATCTATAATCAGTCAAAGAAGGTATTTCAGGAATTATTAGATGCATCACATAAAATAGTTAAGCATTCTAATAAAGCAGATTTGACTATGGAGTTTGTTAATGGTTCGACATTGCAATTCTTATCCGCTGAACGCTATGATTCAATTCGTGGTTTCTCTTTTTCCCACATGGTTGTTGATGAAGCAGCGTTTATAAAAGAAATAGCAATGCAGGAAGCTATCTACCCTACATTGTCAGCACTTGGTAAGAAATGTTTGATCATTAGCACTCCTAAGTCTAAAAACTGGTTTTATAACGCATACCTAAAGGGTAGCAACGGAGGTAGTGATTACATTTCGTTCCGTGGTATATCCACAGATAACCCGCATATAGACGATAATTTTATACTTGAACAAAGTAAATCATTACCACCAGAGATATACAAACAAGAATATTTAGCTGAATTTAGTGAATCAGGTAATGATGTCTTCAGTGGTGTTGATGCAATATGTATTTTAAATGGATGGACACAATACCAATCTAACAAACGATATTATGCGGGGATTGATCTCGGCCTGCAACATGATTACTCTGTACTCACCATTATGGATGAATCAGGAAGAGTTTGTAGAGTTGAGCGTATCAATGGCTCCTCTTATGCAGAGATTGCAAACCAATTCATCAACATATTACGACCCTATCGCATCACAGGAGGTTACACAGAGGTTAATGGACCTGGGTTACCCGTATTTGAAATGCTCCGTAAGGAAATACGTAAGTTAAAGGATTGGACTACTAATAATTCAAATAAAGCTGAAGGTATTAGAAATCTAATCTATGATATTCAGGAAGGTGGTTTAGAGCTACCTAGTAAGGAATTCTTCCCACACATATACAATGAATTAAATGCCTATAGTTATAAAATAGGACCTACAGGAACAATGACGTTTAATGCTCCATCAGGTTATTACGATGATTGTGTTATGTCATTAATGTTAGCTAATGAAGCAAAACGTAATGTAGGAGGTAGTAGTAAAATCTACATTGGCGGTACAGCTAAAAATATGTATTAACAGAGGAAGGTGCTCCATTATTGTCATTGTTTATTTCTCTTGTTCTTCCTCTATTAGCCCTGGCGTTCTGCTGGGGCTTTTTTTATATTGGTCGTACCGTGGAAGTTCTTGAACCAATACATATTTATAACTATGGAGATACAATTAACTATACCAGACTATTTGTCTGTAAAGCAATGGAAGAAATTCCTGGCACTTGAGCATTTAAGTGACTCGGAAAAAATGATTACTATGGTATCACTATTATCAGGTGAAGAGATTGATAAAGTGAAATCATGGACACCAATGTCAATAAAGTCAGTATACACAAAGGTATTAGAGACTATTACTGATATTAATCCTCAGTTCTACCCTATATTTGAATTAGACGGAGTAAAATACGGCTTTAGATCGATGTCAAATTTAACGTTGGGCGAGTATGTGGATTTAGAGAGGTTGGCGAAACAACCGCAAGATAACCTCGAAGAAATAATGGCTATATTATATCGTCCTATCGTAAAAGATAGATTTAAAGGTATAAAATGGGCATTTAAAAACACATATAAGATTGCTTTAGGTGAAGCAGAAAATCTGTTTAAATACTATGAAATAGAAGAATACGATAGTAGTAAAAGAGCAGAACAAGCAGATACGTTAAGTGTATTACCAGCATCAATGTGTTTAGGTGCTTTGAGTTTTTTTTTAGTAGTAGGAACCTCGTTCTCTCTCGGTTCGAGTCTCTCTTCCCTACCACCAAAAGAACAGATGACGAGAGTGAAGGAGATGAACCAACAGATGGCTTCAATGAACATTGGGGGTGGTTTACTACAATTCATTACCTCGCAACAACATCCATCTTATCAATCACAGGGGATGACAGTATCCCTAAATTAAATTTTGTATTTGTTTTAAACTATTTAGCATACGAGCAAGATAAGAATAATAGAGACGAACAAAGACGTAAACAACAGGAACGACAATATAGAATAAAATGACAACAGTAGTTCACACATACAAAGATATAGTAGGTTTCTTCGAGCAAGCATGTACAGCACATTTAGGTGTTTCATCATTTGCTGAAGGTGCTATTGACTATTTAGATGCTAATTCCCAGAATATTAAATACCCATTTGTATTCCTAAGACCATTAGTATCACCAGGTATTACAGCAAATACAAGAGCATTAACATTTGAATTATATTCACTTGATGTACCTAAGTTATCAAATGAATCACCATTAGATGTAAAATCAAGAATGGAATTAATTCAGTATGATGTAATGTCTTATATGAATTATGGTCCTGTAAACGATACAAACTGGATGACAGGTACAATGGCAAATCTAACTCCTGTAAATGAGGCATTTAACGATAGAGTATATGGTTGGGTTTCTCAAGTAACAATAACAGAATCAGGATTATTTAACTACTGCTTTTACCCACAACTATAATGAGTGAACCAATCACATATCCTAATTTACAGCTCGAAATGAGCGACATCGGTACTCTAGTAGTAGAGGAGATGGTTGATAGGTTATTTGATAATAATTCAGTTGTTACAGGTAATTTAGCACGTTCTATTAAGCCAGGTCCTACACAAGAAGAAGGTGGTGTTATTACACAACCAATTACTTTACCATTATATGGTATTTATGTAGATGAAGGTAGTGAACGTAAAAAAGGTGGTATGCCTCCTGTACGTGCTATTATAGATTGGATTAAACAAAAAAGAATAAGTGTACCTGCAGCTATGACACCAACACAATTTGCTTGGGCTGTAGCTAAAAACATAGAAAAGAAAGGACAACGGTTTAAGAAACCAAAACCATTTATACAAGTATCATTAGATGATGTTGTACAAAGAAACCTTGCTAATATAGGTGAGGCAACAGCATTAGATATAGATGAACACATTGAAGATAATTACGCAGAAATAGGATAATATGGCAATCTCGATTAATCAACAACCTACTAGCCCTAACATGGGAAATAGCAATTTAATATTTGCTGTAGGTTCAACAGAATTTGACGAACCACAATTTCAGTTTGTATTAGACATTTATGAAAGTGGTTCAGCAACATTAGTACAACGAATCAAACAACAACCTAATCCTTCAGGTGGTGGTTTCTTTGATATAGGTAATATTATTCCTACACTATTAGAAAGTGATAATGTTTGGACAGCATCTCCATTTGCTACTTCAAGTGAAAGCAATAAAGATTTTATAATCAAGTTTGGTGAGGAATATGGTACAAGTACTTCTTCATCTGTTGTATTATATGATGGTTCAGGTTCTCCAGGAGAACCAAATAAAACAGGTAGTGCATTCTACACTATTACAGATGGTTTAACAAATGATGAGAATGAGGTAGATTGGAATTTTGCTTCTTCATCATACTATACTCCACAAACAGCCTCTAGTGATGAAGCATTTACAGAACAAGTAGCATTATCAAGTTTCCCTTTAACACAAAGTATTCAAGATGGAGAATATCAAACTATTTCTGTTTACAATGGTAATGTTGATGATGGAGATATTTTAGCACAAGATATTTTCTATTACCAAATTTCATTCTATAATAGTGCTGGTTCACAAATACAAAATAATGATTTCATCAATAAGATTTCTAATGGTGGAGGTCCTAGAACAAATGATGGTGATGAGTGGACTGATGTTTATACAGAACAAACTAATAAAACTAGATTACTACACGTAGGAGTAGGACCACAAAACTTAGAAGATGCAGGTATCTCTATTCCAGCTACTTGGGCTTATTATGATGTTACTTTAAGAGCACAAGGTGATGATTTACAGGAAGATGGTGATACACAATGGATAGCATTTAGATTTGAGAAAGATACTGCTAACTGCTCATATCCAGGAAAACGATTTGCTTGGAAAAACGAATTCGGTGTATGGGATTATTTCACATTTAAATTAGCAGAATCAACTAATGATCAAGTTGAGAGAAATTCATTCGAGAAATCATTTGTAGATTACTCTTCAACTACAGCAGTAATGCCTTACGATCAACAGAGAAGAGGTAGAACACAATATTACAACAAAGTTACTAAACAACATACGGTAGAAAGTGACTATTTAACGCAGGAATACGCGGATAGTTTACGCGAACTATTCTATAGCACTAATGTATATGTCCAAGAAGGAACAACGTTTGAACCCGTGGTAATTACAAACGCAAATATTACGGAAAAAACAAATCCTAGAACACAGAAACTGTTTAGATACACAGCAAATTACGAATACGCAAACGAAGTAAGACCTAGAAGATAATGACAATACTAAGGTGTATAAATGATAAAGGGGAGAAGTACGATTTAGACATACTAGAGGATGTACCGTTTAGACTTGATATTTCAGCAATTGAATCAGGTGATATTGGTAAAGTCTTTGGTATCTCGTCTCAAAAATTAACTTTACCTCCTACAAATAATAATAATGAGTTTTTTGGTAATCTATATGATATAGGTGCTACACCAAGTACTTCATTTATTAAAACAGTACCTTGTCAAGTATTACAAGATGGAGCAGAGGTGTTTACTGGTAAGCTTTATTTAGATAATATTATTACTGATAATAAAGGTAATGACTTATACAATGTAGTAGTTGTAAACGAGACAGTTGATTTCGGTAAATTAATTCAGGATGTAACATTTGGTGATTTAGATTTCTCACCACTTGATCACGACTACACATATGGTAATATTACAGGTAGTTGGGATAAAACATTATTAGATGGAGCAGTATTTTATCCATTAATTAACTATGGATTTGATGTTGATAATCCAGACGATACACAAGTAAAAGGTGGTGGTGAACCAAGAACATTTAGTAATTACAATTCACCTATTAGAATAGATGATTTTAAACCTGCAATTAGGCTACGTGATTGTTTAGATGTGATATTTGATAGTGTAGGATACGAGTATACTTCATCATTATTTAGTTCAGGTAGTTATACAGATGACATTTATGTGTTAGCGACAGCAGATGATAAAAAAGGTATCTCAACAGAATCACCAGTATCACAATCGTTCTTAGCATCAGCTAATGTAAATCAAGATTATACAGATACACAAGCGATTGCTAAAGTAAACTTCCCAACTGTACCTTATAACAATGCAAATAGCTACGATGGCCCAACATCTACATTTACTGCTAATATACAAGGTAATTATCAATTTAAGGTTCAATTCAAATACGAGATCTTAAACTACAATAATGTTGGTGATGCAAGACAAACTACTATAAAGATTTATAAGAACGGAGCTGTATTAGATACATTTATTTTCGATTTAACAGGTAGTGTAACTGGTTTACTGAATGTAGTGACTCCAAATTATTCTTTAGCTGGAGGTGATGATATTGAGATATATGTAGTCTATACTGAATCGGCGTCTGGAACACAAACTTTAAGGTTATTATCAGGTCCTTCTACAAGATTTGAATTAGTACAAGGTCCTGGGTCTGTTATTGGTGGTGAGGTTGATTTAGCCCCAATTTATAGGGACATAGTTGTAACTGATTTCTTACAAGGTTTAATTGAGAAATTTAACCTAGTAATTGAGCCAGTTAAAAACCAAAGAAATGTACTATCAATAGAGACATTTAATGATTGGGTAGATAATGGTGCAACGGTGGATTGGAGTAGTAAAGTTGATTATAACAAGAAATGGGAAATAGCTCACCCACTACAAGACCAACCTAAAGACATTAAGTTTACAGACGAGGAAGATAACATAGCATTACTTCAGTACCATAAGAGAACACAAGGTAAATTATATGGTGAATTTGATTATGTCTCAGAAAGTGATTTAGCAGAAGGAGAAAAAACAATTGGTAGTTACTTTGCACCTACACCTCTAAAAGGTATAGATGGAGCACCAATGTCTATAATGCCCGCATTATGTGAAAAAGATGATTCATCACAACCATATAAAAGAACACAATTCAAACCAAGATTAATATTTCATAATGGTAGACTTGATGCTAATGGTATTGTAGGAACATTACAAAGCGGACTTACATCATTAAACAGATACTATTTTATAGATGAAAATGATGTTGTGCATACGGAAAGTGATTATGGTTTAGCCTCACACTTACAAGAAACACCTGCTGATTTCGATACTACAATTGATTTACATTTTGGTAATGTTTATGCTCCAGGTCATTATAACTATCATCAAAACCAATATAATGGTAGAACTAAGAGAACAGCATTTGATGAGTACTGGTCTTTCTACATTAATGAATTGTATGATGTAGATAGTAGAAAAGTAACATTAAATATATTCTTATCACCTACAGAAATTCCTGATATTCAGTTAAATGATAAAATCTTTATTGATGGTCATTATTACAGAATTAATAGAATAAATGGTGCAAACATTACTCGTGAAGATAGTGTTGAAGTAGAATTAATTAAAACATTACCTCGTAAATTAAAATATCCTAGAAGAAGAATATTTGTAGATGATACAGCAGTAGACATTACAATTGATGATCAAGGGTTTGGAGCTGATGGTTTTGTTACTTATAATGATTTTGAAACAGGAGTTCCATATACAGGTTCAGCATTACCAATAGCTTCTACACGTGATGGATTTACTACATTTGGTTCAGGTCCAAGTATTACTACAGTATGGAATACTTTAAAACCAACAGAAGCAAGATTTACCTCTCAAACAAACATTGGTTTAAATAACGTAGATATTTCAGCAGAAACTGTTGATACAAGAGGTGATAATAATGTTGTTAGAAATAATGTACAAATTGCTCGTGTAGAAGGTAG